TTGTGTTCGAACAGGAGAACACGACGATGAACAACCCCCAGCCCAATCAACAGCAGTCCAACCAGCAGCAGTCCAACCAGCAGCTTCGCAGCAAGCTCGACCAGATTGCCCAGGCCAAAGACAATCCTCAGCGAATTCAGCAACTCGTTGAGGAAGCCAAGCAGGCGCTCGATCAGCAGCGCTGAGCGTCACCACAGTTTGAGTTTCAGCACCCCAGAACCGATGTCGTCGTCGGCCGACGGCTGCGTGACGTTGTCTTCGACGGCGTAACGCACCGCGTCCCATAAGTGATTGTTGGCATCGACCGGCGTGTTCAGGATCTTGCCGCTGAGCCGGTCGGTCATCCACGAATACAGCCGCGCCTCTTCGCGCATGTGCTCGCAGGCCGGGTCGATCCAGATGTCGTAGCCCTGCAGGAACAAGATCCCGCTCTTGAGCGAGCCCGGCCCTTTGCGCGCCTTCTGCGCATTGATGCCGCGCCCCTGCAGCATCTCAATCGCCTCCGGCCGCGAGCTGTCGCAGCGCACCAGATTGTCGTCGGAGTGAATAACGCTGCGCACCAAACTGGGAAGCCGCTCCAGCGAGACCGCGCCGACAGCCTCGCCGCAGATGTAAATCTGCCGGGTGGCCTCGATCACGTAGAGCTTGACCACAGCACTGGGATCTTTGGCGAAGCCGAAGTCCATGCCATAGAGCGGCGCGCAGTTCTTCGGCACGTCCAGGCGGCCAATCTTGGTGTTGGGAAAAACCTTGCTCTCGTGCCGGAGGTCGTACTCGCCCAGCCAGACGTGCCGATACCGCGCCGGGTTGCCCTTCTTGAGCAACTGCATCTCGTTCGGCATTTCAGTCTTCAAAAAATACGGGTTGTCGGTGTAATCGACTTTGGTGACGATGCTGTTAGGCGGCGGCGCGCCGTTGCGAAAATAAGCATCAACCGGGTCTTCCGGGTCCACCGGGTTCCAGGTCCAGATCAGTTGCGACCCGGCTTGGCGAATGGTGGGCAGCAGCACTTCCATCGACTTGGCGCTGATGGTTCGCGCTTCCTCGATCCAGACGATGTCTGCGCCTTCGAGCGAGCGAATGCTTTCGACATTGCGCTCCAAGCCCATGAACAGGAACTGGCTTTTGTTGGTGTTGTGAAAAATGTATCGGTCGGTGACCGAAAATTGATCGTTGAGCGACATGTCGTTGATGCGCTTCTCGATCAGCTCTTTGGAGCTATCGCGTATCGAGTTCTGATACTGGCGGGCACAGACCACGCGCTTACGGCTCTGACTGGCGACCGTCGCCAAATAAGTTGCCACCGCCCAGCTCTTGCCGCTGCCGCGCCCACCGTACAGCGCCTTGTGGCGGGCTCTGGCGAACAGCGTATCGCGTAAACGCACGCCCATATTGGCCTCGATCACACCGCGCGACGGCGCTTCCGGCGGCATCTCTACCGCAACATTAGTACGACGAGGCATGCGATGAGTGGGATACCCGTAACGAGTGTGCCCAGAATGATGCCGCGAAACAGCAGGCAGCACGGGCAGTCGGTGAACAGATATTGGGTTAGTTTAGCGGTCCAATGTTCTTCACTCTGGCACCAGAGCGGAGTGACATGCTTGGACGCCCAGGCCAGGAAGTTCGAAACACGGTTGTCCGCCCATTCGACCGGCGAATTGGGATGCGGGTCGTCGCTAAATTCCATAATCAGGAGAACAGATCGACGTGCTCGGCCTCTTCGGGCGTGAGCACCTCGTTGGTAACGTCGATCACCGGCGGCGCGTCGGGGTCGTCGATGTACGTCCCATTGGGAATGCCGACGACGTTGATGGTGTGAACGTGGGTATGCCGGTGCTCGGCGGTCTCCGGCACCTCGCGGCCATAGCCGCGCTTACGGTGCACCGTGGTCAGGTAGTACATGATGCAGCGCACGTCGCCGCTGTCGATCAGGTCGAACAGCCGTCCTTCGGCGAGATCGCCCATGGCCTCGCGCGCTTCGGCATGCGCTGCCGCCACCAGGGCATTCTTGGCGACGTAGTTGCGCAACTGCTCGCGCGTCACCCCGAGCGCAAGCGCCGCCGGGTTTAAGAGACCGCGATTTTCGATCAGCGCGTTGACGACGTTCTCCTCATAGAGAACGCTGTCGCGGTGCGCCTTAAGCGCACGTTTGCGACGAGCCCTGGTGCTGTTGCTTTTACTTCTGGGATGGGTGCTCATGCGTGCGATGCACTCCGGCCTGAACAGCCGGTCGTGCCCCAGGGACAGCATCTTCGGGGACAGCACGGTCAACCCGAAACGCGATGCCGTAACCGATTGACGAATCGCAGTATCACGCCCGTACAACCTTGGCAATGGTGGTGCGAATGCGCGCTCCACCCAACAATGGCATTAGCAGGGTGAGGCTTTTGTCCGACGATTGGGTCACAAAAGCCTCGATATTGCTGAGAATCTTGTCGTTGATCCTGACTTTTTCGCCGATTTTGTAGTTTTCGTTGAGAATTCCACTCTTTTCCGCGTCCATCAGCGCCTGGATGACCCGATTGGGAGCCCGCCACAGATTGCCGTTCTCGCCGCCCAGCACGACACGGTCGCTCCTGATGAACCCTTGGCATGCCCTGAGGATGGTCTTGTCGAGTTCCGAGAACGGCAGCAGCAGGTAACGCGAGAACAACGGGTACTTTCGCCACTGCGCCGTCCCCTCGACGACCTGCATACGCAGCACCTGAGGCAGGTATGGGTGCTTCTCGAAACGAATCAGTTCGTTGTAAGCAGTGTACTCGCGGCTCGCCTCGGTGACGAGCGCGACCCAATCGTTGCGCGCCATAGTACCAACCCCTGGATAATGTTGTGGAAGGGGCTAGTTGTCGCTTAAATTAGTGGCGGCGTCGAGGCGTTGTGCGAGCCTTTTGTCCTGGTGGTACTGAGGATGTTGGTACTGAGGATGTTGGTACTGAGGATGTTGGTACTGAAAATGTTGACAATCAGAATTGAGTCCCGGGTGGGATGAGGGGGCCGCCCGGGAAGTGGAGGTGAGGGAGTGAGTTGTGAGGGGGAAAGCTTCGCCTTCCTATGCCTATTCCCCGATCATAGCTAAAGCCTAAGCTTCCGGCCTAGGCTTTCAACTTAGGTGACCAAGGCCTAGGCCTTGGTCACCGTGTGCCACACTAAAACAGAATGTCATCCCGGGAATAAAGCGGGGCGGGTGGACCGCCCCGTGCCTCCATGTCATCTTGCGCTTGAATGCAATCGTCCTCAAATTGACACTGTGATTCGTAACGCAGGGTTTCGACGCTGTCACCTAAATCGTGATACATTTCATGGATTGCGTCATATCGTGAATTCCACTCAATTTCAAGTTCCTCACGGGCTGCGTCATATCCGTACATTTGTTTAGTTCCTTTGCTATCTGCGTTCCAACAATGCTTATATGACATAGTGTCTAATCCAATGCAATAGGCTAGGCTGATTGTTTTTACAAATATTTTGGACGGTGCCTTTAATCGGCCGATAGGCTATCGACCGACAAAGCGTTAGTGTGAAGACTCCAATGCGCAAGAAATGGATTCCTCCTACCTTGCGATAGCTAATGTTAACCATGTTCATGGTATGACACCGTTTCAACTTCCGGGTTCCAACATGCACGGCAATCGCCGCATGAATTGTCCTGGAACCGAGCGGGACAATCATGGACACCGTCCCGCACCGTATCGCCGGAATGGACTTCGCTAGCCCATTTCCATTTCGTAGTCGCGCGACCATCAATCATGGTCGCACTAACGCGCGGGATTAGATTGGGCGGGATAGTTCCGCCTTGCGTGATGTAATCCAAAAGCATTTTAAGCTCACGCAGAGGAAGCCAATGCTTAACCTTGGGCGTGCGGCGCGCCACTTCACAAATCATGCCGAGATGCTCTACGCTTTGAACATCCCCGCTATCGTGCCATCGATGATAGCCTTTGACGATAGGCTCGCCCCGTACCTTGCCCGTGGTTTGAGCGTGGTTAATCATCATAACCATGGCCGGAATCCAGTGCGGCGAATCCAAGGAGGCTAACCGCCTTTCTTGCGCGGTTTTAACGCTAGGGTACTGATAATTACCGTTCAAAGCGTAGCATTTGTTGCAAATGCTGCCTTTAACTTTGTGGAGCTTGCTTCCCGTCTTGCAAGCTTGCGCGGGAATTCCGTAAGTTGTTCCCGGCATTTTGCTGGCTTTGCCGATAGTCCATGCATTTGCTCGTGCCTGTTTTAAGGTAGTGATTTCCATTTGCCTATTCCTTTCGTTTGGTTTCGATAATGAATAGAATAGACATTATGTCTAATCATTCAAATCACAAACCTGTGATCGAGAAAAATTCTTTTGTCCAAAAAATCGCACTTGCAATTAGACACGATGTCTATATATTCACGATTGTCAGAAAGGAAACGGGCAATGCACATCGCGGCCAAAACGGCAATCATCTCGGACAACCTTGGTCTTAATGACCCGGAAGTCGCGATGTGCGTTTGCATGTTCCCTTTTAACCTGCCGCGATATATCGATATCGCTTGCAAGCTTATTCACCTGTTCTTCTAAACGAAAGGAGTCAAGACCATGCAACGATTCAAATATAAAGACCCGTGGTGGCTTGTCGATGCAGACCACAACATCAAGCGCAAGTTCGAAAGCTACGAAGCTGCTAAAGCCGCTGGCGTCCGTGCCTATTGGCGCAAACGCAATGCAGGCTACTACGCTGAGGACTCGTTTCACCTGCTTAAGGCAGGCGAATACTACTCGGTCGCCAGCATGATCGAAGCTGACAAGGAACGAAGCTAACAAAAGGAGTCAAGACAATGGACTTGGTTATGTTTCTAGTCGGGTGTTTCGCCATTGGCGCGCTGCTAGGTGAGCTTGGTTATGGCCTATGGTCCCTGTGCGTTGCCATTGCAGCATGCAAAAGGAATGGAGGCTAACATGCTTTGCGCTGGCCTATTGCAATTGATTAGACACTATGTCTATATAGGCTTATAGCGAAACGCAAACGAAAGGAACCGAAACAATGCGCGATCACTATCAGGAAGTAACCACGCGAATCTTGCAGCAACTGGAACTTGGAGTCGCGCCGTGGGTCAAACCATGGTCGACGACTCCCGGGCAAAATATCCCGGGCAATGCCGTGACCGGCCGCAATTATAGCGGCGTAAACGTGATTTTACTTTGGCTTGCGCGGGAGCGCGGTTGGCCTACGCCCAAGTTCCTAACCTTTAAGCAAGCGCAAGAATTGGGCGGACATGTGAGAAAAGGCGAGCACGGGATTCCCGTTTACTACGTGTCGAGCTTCGTTCCCAAGGCCGAACGCGATTCAGAGAACCCGCGCCGCGCAACTATGATGAAAGTCTACACCGTATTCAATGTCGCGCAATGCGAAGGGCTGCCTGAAACGCTGCTAACTAAGTTTCAGCCGGTCGCACGGCATAGTGACGAACGTGATGCCACGGCCGATGAATTCATTGCAGCCACGGGTGCCACGGTAAACGAAGGCGGCGATTCGGCATACTACAGTCCCGGCCGTGACAAGGTTAACTTGCCAGCGTTTGAGGCCTTCAAGAGCGCCGCGCACTATTACGGAACCGCGTTCCATGAATTGATCCACTGGACGGGACACAAATCGCGTTGTGACCGTGACCTACGCAATCGGTTCGGCGAAAAGGCCTATGCGGCAGAGGAACTAGTTGCTGAGCTTGGAGCGGCATTTCTCTGCGCAGAGTTCAATGTAAACGGGCAATTGCAACATGCCTCGTATATTGCCCATTGGATTGAACTACTAAAGAACGACTCCAAAGCGTTCTTTACCGCCGCTAGCAAAGCGTCAAAGGCGATTGAATTCTTGCGTGGCGTTATCTCGGCAGAGGAACTGCAGGAAGCAGCGTAAGCTGCTTCCCTTTTTCCAAAAGGAACTAAGCCTATGAAAGCTTTTCTAATCGCCGCCGCGTTGCTAGGTAGCGTGGCCATCATGACCGCCTCACCTGACAAACCCGCAACCGCAATGCCCGAGGTACTCGTGGAGCACACGCCCCTGATCAGCGAACGTGACGCCTTCACTGCTAAGCTTGTCGCCTTGGGCTTTACCGCGCAAGCGCACCCGGAACCAACGCCGCATAGCAAGCATCATCGTTGGCCTAGACGCGGCCGCCACCATTTCAAGCGTCACCACCACTAGAAACTTTTTTCAAAAATTCTGCAAAAAAGACTTGCAATCGATTAGACACCGTGTCATATATGGATAGTCAGAGGCGAGGGACTGCAGCCCTTGCCTCTGGCGGACGAAAGGCCGGTTCCCGCAAGGGGAAGGGTCAAGAGAGCGGGAA